TAGTCCAGATGTATTGGCCTCCATAGACTGATAGCCAACAGCAGTATTTTGCGTCCCATTAACATTATCTTTAAGAGCCTCAAAGCCAACTGCTGTGTTTTTAGAGCCTGTGGTGTTAAACCTTAAAGAGCTTTGCCCAAATGCTGAATTGTTAGAAGCTGTAGTGTTAGCTTGTAATGCAAGTATACCAAAAGCGGCATTAGAACTGCCTGTTGTGTTAGCCTCTAAAGCAGAATACCCTACTACTGAGTTGTTGTTTCCAGTAGTATTTGCATCTAGTGATAAAGAGCCTACGGCAGTATTATTAGTACCTGTTGTGTTTAATTTTAAAGCATCTCTACCAACTGCTGTGTTGTTGGAAGCAGTATTATCAAATAGAGCATATAGACCAATAGCAGTATTTGAACTGCCACTTACATTATCCTTTAGAGCTTCAAAACCTAATGCAACATTATGTGAGCCAGTCGTATTAGATGTCATACTGTTATAACCTACAGAAGTGTTAAAACTTGCTGTAGTGTTTGCATCTAAAGCCGCACTGCCCACTGCTACGTTTTGTGTTCCTGTAGTGTTTGCTAATAAAGCCGCATGACCAACTGCCGTATTGTTAGATGCTGTTGTGTTAAAAGATAAAGCTGTTTTACCTATTGCTACGTTTTGAGTTCCTGTCGTGTTTCTTAACAAAGAATTGGTGCCAATTGCGTGATTACTATGTCCAGTAGTGTTTTCTTGTAAAGCACTTACACCAACTGCCACATTATCTGACGATGTTGTAGCTGAAGTTAAAGCCGCAGTCCCCACTGCTACGTTACTTCCACCTGTGGTTATTGCATCTCCTGCAAGACCACCGATGAGGCTGTTGTTAACGCCTGTGCTTACTGATTTACCTGCGTCATGTCCTACTGCTGTATTATAAACATTTGTAGCAGAAGTAAAGTTTTGAGCAGCTAAAGTGTTTTTACCCAAAGCTACAGACCTACTGCCCAAAGTATCTGCGCTCAAAGAAGATTTACCAACTACTACATTATCAGTGCCTTCAGTTAAAGCATCACCTGCTAAACCCCCTATAAGGGTGTTTGAATCGCCTGTGGTTACTGCTTTACCTGCATTATGACCAACAGCCGTGTTAAAAGCATCGGTAGCAGAAGTGAAGTTTTGAGCTAATAATGTACTAACGCCAACTGCAACACTTTTTGCTCCCTTCGTATCAGCACTCAAAGCTGAATAACCTACGGCCACATTGCTATTTGAGTCAATTATGGCATCACCAGTAAACGTCCCCAAAAAAGTGTTAAAATCACCAGTAGTAATCGCAGTACCTGCTTCATCGCCTACGACAGTATTATAATTACCACCGCTTGCAATGCTGTTACCTGCGTTGACACCAAATCGGACGTTAGAGGTTCCTGCGGTTGCGGTGGATAGAGAGCCGTCTGCGGCTATGCGGAAGCGTTCTGCTGAACTCCCACCAGAAGGTATTGTACTAAATACAATGTTTTGACCTGCAACAGTGTGTTTGATATCCCAATTAATTCCACCTGAGTAAAGTAAATCGCCTGTGGTTTGTGTAATATTTCCACCAACAGTCAACGTGCTTGCCATATCAACAGCACCATCAATGTCCACGACATCAAGGTTAGTAGTGCCGTTAACATCTATGGAGCCTTCAAGGTCAATGTCGCCACCAACGGTTAAATCATCGCCAACAACCAGATCATCAACTTTAGTGGTGCCTGCTAGATTTACATCTGTTAACAAGTCATAAACAACAGCGCCTGACCCCAGACCATCACCTGCAATTAATTTAACCTCTCCTGCAAGAATTGCTACGTTAGCTCCACTACCCTGCGTAAATGTAAGGGTTGCGGAAGTAGCATTTTCCATGATGTACATTTTGGAAGAAGTATTTGGCAATAGAGTTATAGTGCAAGCTTGTCCGCCACCTGTAAGTTTTAGATACATATTTCTATCTGCATCTAAGGCTCCATCAGCCAGAGTAATATTATCAGTCGAAGCGTTCGCTATAGCTCGTGTACCATAGCCAAAAGCTTGACCAACCATCTCTAAGTTTAAATTTGTTGTTGTGCCCCAAGTTCCGCTAGCGTCACCCGTGGCCATCTCGTTGAGTCTTAAATTGTTTACGTATGTACTTGCCATTTTTGTTCTCCGCTTTGATTATACCTTATTTTTTACAAATATTAAGCAACTTCCTGCCAGTTTGGTGTTTGAGTAGTCGACACTGACGTGTACGTTGTTGTTATATTTCGTCCTACTCTTTCCCATACATTGACTGAATTAAGTGCAGAGGTTAATTCAAAACCTTCGGCTATCGTAACATCCGCGTTTGCCGAGGGGTCTACACTGCCCAGTGCCGACGTCATTGCTGCCAATGTAACGTCAAGATAATTATTAGTGCTTAAACTTTCGTTACCTAGCGCAGACGTCATTGCGGCTAATGTAACTGCGACATTCGCCGCACATGTAACAGATTCATCCCCTAGCGTTGTTGTTGACGCAACTGCGGAAACTCCTGTAACTGCCGCAGCTTGAACAGCAGTGCCGTCATCTAACGCAGAAGTTCCAGCTACTCCCGTAACAACGACAGGTATGGGTTCGCCAAAGGTCAGTTGACCAAAAGTGCCTCTACCCCAACCAGCTACAATAGCCATTGCTTACTACGCTATTCGTATAATAGCGTTTGAAGCATCTGCTGCAGGAAATTGAATAGTAAAATCTCCTGCTGTAGACGTTTTATCCCCGCCAAAATCCAATACTGCAACCGCTTTGTCACCGTTAGTATCGTTGTAAATTAAACAACCTCGGGCAGTGATAGTAACATTACTAAATGTTAAATCTGCGAAATCAGCTATAGCCGTTGTTCCTGACGCTACCGGAGTTACGTTTGTTAAGGCAGATCCTGTTGCTGAGTAGTTAGTTCCACTTGCTTCGTTTGTGCTAGAGTAAGCAGTTGTTGCTGCCCCCAGCGATGCCGAACTTGTATATAAAGCTAACTTAAAGCTATTGCCGCCATTGGTAAAATTATGCGTTCCCGTCATTAGCTGTACTTTAAATGAAGTACACATTGCCTGTGATATAGCCATTACAGCCTCCTTATTATTTCAGCCATTTCTTTCTGACCTTGTTTATCTAATAAACCGGCCATAGTCGCTCTGTCACTAGCGATGGCCTGTTTTATGTATAACAAAACAACTGATTGTATGTTTTCTTTAAATGCATTTGCCTGTGCTTTAACCATAGGATCTGCATTATCACTAACAGCAATCAACCGTTCCATCACTCTTCCCGTCCAGTATTCTGGGCTTAAACCTTCGTTTTGTGTAGTTTTTACACCTACACTTCCTAAACTACTCGACACATCAACACTAAACATTATGAGGACCCCTGCATTTTCATTTGATCATGTCTAGCTTCGTCTCTTACGTCTTTGAACTCACCTAAAATTTTCAGCATTGCTAAAGATTCCTGGAATTTTTGTTCATACAACATTATAGTGTCGGGAGAGGCTTTCATAAATACAGCTCCTTCTACTAAAGAACCGTATAACAGTGCATTAGGAGCGTTTTCAGACAACCAACTTTGATTATCATCTCCAACACTTGTTAAAGAGTTAGGTCGGTAGTAGTAATGCAGTTCGCAAGTTAATCCACTCGTTGGGGTTGGCGCTAGGATAAAAGTATCATTATCGAATAAAGCATAGTAAAGGGGTTGGCCCACTGTAGCGCGGGCTGGTGTGTAATCTCTAATCCAGGAAACATGTTTAAGTAATAAATAACTGTAATTACTGTCGGAGTCTATAACCGCTAAACTAAAGGGCGCTAAAAAATCAGGAGGGGTTTGTAGATACTCAAGACTTGCTGTTAGATCTCCCGTTACATTTTTACGAAATACTGGTAACTGTACCGCCTTTAAAATACGTTCCTCTGCGGTCTCTATAAAGGTATTTAAGCTACTAGTGAAGGTTGCTTCAGTATTATCTAAGTAATTCTGAACCGTTGTCTTTAAGCCGCTGTATGTAAATCCTGCCATTATGTCTCCACCGTTACGTTGCCTATTTCGCTTGTTGCTCCGAACCCATCAAAAGAAATCCCTATCGGATCAGAAGCAAACGTCATTCCTCCTGCTGAAAGGTTAGTAGTGATTATAACTCCTAATTGACTTTGAGGCAAAGAAACGTCAGGACGAGGTTTCCACAGAGATTCAGCATCTATTGTTAAGTGAGGTGGCTCAAGTTGAGGATGTTTAGGTTCATAACACTCTCGGCATGTTCTAAACTGTTCCCACGTAGTTTTTGCTGTTTTATACTTAAACCTAAAACTACAGGTGTCACATATGAAATAAGCGTATTTACCTGAAGCATAAGCCATTAGATATACTCGTATTTAGGAACAATCCTCAATGGAGAACGATCTTCATCGTATCGCAGAGCGTTAGCTAAGTCTTGTTCATACTGTTCTTTCATTATAGGTAATTTCTGTACATTCTTTTTCAAACATAAATAATACGCTAAACCCGAAACTAAACAAGGGGTGAATCGTGTTGGGATATCTACATCATTAGTAGATGCCGAAGAATCTTCAATAGTACGCCAAACGTAGTAAACGAGTTTGTCGGTTGAGTTCTCGGGCGTTGGATAAAGATGAATAACAGGTGCTTTTAAACGTTCTAGCCAATAGTTAGTTGCCCTAGACTTAGTTGCCTTATTCGGTATATTAACAAACTCATTGCGATCTATTCGTTCTAAAGTGTAATCGGTAACTATTCCATTAACTGTTCGTTCAATATACGCATCCAATATATCAATATCTGAAGCGTTAATTAAGTATTCATTGGTTCCTTCCGTAAGCGTAAGCTCTACTTTAGAAATCTCCCACATTTGAATACCTCTGTTTGACCAATCAGCAAACATGATATTCATAGATCGACGCGCAGTAACTGCGTCATAAGCCGTACGAGCTTCTAAACCAGCAAGCTCGTATGCTTCTTCTATTGCTGTCGCCACATCTAAGTTAAATGTGCGAGTTCCGGAGGTAGCCATCTTTAAGCGTGAAAAACGGTTAGTGTTAAGAAAGTTGAGACGGTGTACTGAATGTAAATACCATCAGTGAATAAAACACCCTCATCGGGTATTACTACGTCTCGTGTTGCATCGGCATCCCCAACTGAACTTAATCCCATAACACTTGTCCCTGACGGAGACGTTCTTAGGAAATCAACAGTACCTGCAGTAGCGGTGCTGGTAAGGTAAATACCTTTCAGTCTAGATCTGCCCGCAAATATAAGGTCTGCGGCGGAACCATTCACTCCGGCAGAAACGTTCCCTGCTGGATTACCTACTGCGGAAATACCTGATATAGTCAAGAAGAACACAGCTCCTGTTGCTGTTCCAGCATTAGCGCCTGTGATAGATTCTACTTGAGCATCTCCATTTACATCAGTACCTGTTACGGTAAAAGACTTAGCTGCGTCATTGCCTGCCGAAAGGATCGTAACGATCCTCCCATGGCTAAGTGCAACAGCACCTCCAGAGGCTAAAGCGCCTCCGATGACAAGAGCAGCATTATTTCCAACAGCAGCTGCGACTGAAATTCCATCAGCATCCAAAGCTACTGTATCGGCAGTAATCGTTACTGCTTTTACATCTGAATATCCTGCCATGGATTACTCCTTAGATGATACCAGTAAGGTTAATTAACGAATAATCGGTAGTTACATTAACTATCATAACAACACCTATTACTTGTATAACATCTCCTGCTGCTGGTCCAACTGCCCCTGCGGCACCTAAGGGTACTGC